GTACAACGCCTGCATGAACAACCGTCGGCTCATTATCACAAATAGTGGGTCACTGATCTCCCGTCTCCTCAGCTACCGTAACAGCACCCAGAGATGGAATGCTGTTAAGGTAGCTGCGGAGAAGACTGTTAACAGCCATCTGGCTTTTGGCAGTTCTGACAGCAGTGTGGTTGAAGCTGCTGTGGTTGGTACTTACGTAGGTCTGACTACTGTCGCACACGGGGTGTGCCGTTACTATGGAGGCTCTGATATCGCTGAAGTAGTTGTGCAGGGTGCAGAAGCAAGCACGTGGCAGGTCGTTAGAGGCTTTGGGAACAGAATAGCCTCTATGTCCAAGACTGCTGCGTTAGTGGCTGCTGGAGCAGGCCTGGTGGGCCTGTGCACCTATACGGTCTTCTCCCATCACCTCCGCGGGAGGCGGTGGTTGGACATCAAGAACGGAGAATAGGGGTGGCGCCGTGCGGGGGTCTGTTCTGACCTCGCACCTGGCCGGCTCGCCCCAGGACATAGCTTGGAGGGATATGATGGTAGTCACAAACACACGTCTTGGGTGTGTGACTTATTCAAACATCCTGCGCTAGAGCCTATATACACACATCATCAGTGCCCATATAACGCATTAATTGGGCTTACTGCGAGACATCTCACCGACAACAATCCGGCCCCGGCCTGGCTGGAACACACTAGAGATGGTACGGTGCTTTTGGGAGGAGACAAGGAGGTATACCCCGGTTACACACAAGACTCTGTGATCGCGGTAACACGTAAAGTGTTGGACGACTGGATAGACCTACACGGTAAGCAGAACCCGATACCTAGAGATGTTTACGTTTCTAAGTTCACTGCTGCCAAGAGGGCGCGCCTTATAAAGTCCATTACCGACTGTGAGAGGAGTGGTGGTTTGCCCTCTGGGCTTAGCGGATTCATCAAGTGCGATAAGTACTTTGAAGACGTAGCTCATGCCAAGGCACCTAGGATGATTCAGTTTGCAGCCCCTGCTGTCAACGTCGAGCTGGCCCAGCATATGGCCCCTGTCGAGCACACATATCTTATGGGTGCAGGCAGTGGTCCAACTGGTCTGCCTGACTGTAGCAAGGGAATGAACAATCATGCTAGGGCGCTGACTTGGTTTAACAAGAGGAACGCATTCAAAAACGTAGTCTGCTTGCTGGGTGATTTCAGCAAGTTCGACTCCCACGTCCACACTCACACCCTTGCCCTTGAGCACGACTTTTGGGAGGCAGCTTCTCATATTGAGAGGCGGCACCTGGACAGACAGCTAATCAACAAAGCTTCAGGCTTCGGCATGAGGTGGCGTGCTGTTGGGACCAGGATGTCAGGCACTTACAACACCGGTGGAGGAAACAGCGTAA